CGCGAGACGAGGATTTGTATATTCTCAACCATTACGGCGTGCTGCCATTAGAAACTATATCTGCCCGTACGGGACGGAGCGTACGCGCCATCCTCAAGCGCATTGAGGAACTCCAAAAGGCATGAAAAACGCCTCACTGGGGGAGTGAGGCGTTTCGAAAAATAGGGAAAGGGAGATTCCTGATTTAAAACAGTCACCTACATAGTACAGGAATCGCCTTCAAAAATCAAATGGAGGTGGAAAAATGTCCGTCGTCTTTGCCAACACAAATGAAATGAGCCATGAAGAATGGCTAAAAGCTCGTAGGAAAGGAATTGGCGGTTCTGATGCAGCAGCAATTGCCGGGTTAAACAAATGGAAATCTCCTGTTGCGGTGTATCTCGAAAAGATTGGACAAGCCCCAGAGGAAAATGTGAGTAGCGAAGCTGCATATTGGGGAACAGTGCTTGAAGATGTCGTCGCTCAAGAATTTAGCAAACGAACAGGTCTCAAAGTGCGGCGCAGAAATGCGATTCTACAGCATCCAGAACATTCTTTCATGCTTGCAAACGTCGATCGATTGATTGTCGGTGAGAAAGCAGGACTCGAGTGCAAAACAGCCAGTGAATACCTCAAGGAAGAGTGGAAAGACGATGAGGTTCCGGCGCAATATCTCATCCAATGCCAACACTACATGGCCGTCACAGGTTTTGATTCCTGGTGGATTGCGGTTCTCATCGGCGGAAACAAATTCGTCTACAAGAAAATCGAGCGAGATGAGGAGATCATTCAGTATCTCATTCAGATTGAGTCTGACTTCTGGAACAATCACGTTCTCAAGAAAAATCCACCGATGTTTGACGGTTCGGATGCTTCGAGTGACTTGCTAAAAGCTTTGTATCCGACAGCGAAGTTCGATGAAGAGATTGAACTTCCACCTCATGCTAACGAGTTGATTGCAAAATATGAACAAGCCAAACAAGAGGAAGCCGAAGCTGCCGAGCGTCGCAAGGAAGCTGAAAATCAGCTCAAGGCTATGCTTGGTGATTATGAAAGAGCATTTGCCGGTGATCGTATCGTCACATGGAAAAACGTTCGTAGCAGTCGTGTTGATACGAAGTTACTCAAAGCAAAGTATCCAGAAATATATCAAGAGGTCGCCAAGGAATCAATATCACGGCGATTCTCCATCAAGTAGGTGAATTAATATGGCTAAATGCAGAGGTTGTGGCAAGGAAATTGAGTGGATTAAAACGCCTGCCGGTAAAGCTATGCCGGTTGATATTGAAATCATTACCGTAGTGACTGCAAAGGGCGAAGTTGTCAAAGGGCATATCCCTCACTGGGCAACTTGCCCTGTGGCACAGCAATTCAAAAAGAAATAGGAGGTCATATTATATGGCAACAAATCAATCTTTAAAAAATCAGCTTGCAAATAAAGCGAACAAAACAGAGGCGGCAGCACCTACTCCAGCACAAACCATTGCGGCATATCTCAAAAAGATGGGACCGGAAATCGAAAAGGCTCTTCCTAAACACATGGATGCCGATCGCATGGCACGAATTGCTCTCACAACTATCCGGACGAATCCGAAATTGCTTGAATGTTCCGTTCCTTCGCTTCTCGGTGCGGTTATGCAAGCAGCACAGCTTGGTCTTGAACCAGGTCTTATTGGTCATTGCTACTTGGTGCCATTCAAAAACAATAAAACAGGGCAGCCAGACGTTCAATTCATCATCGGTTATAAAGGCATGATTGACCTGGCACGACGCAGCGGAAATATCGAAAGCATTTATGCTCATGCGGTTTACGAAAACGACACGTTCGAATATGAGTACGGCTTACATCCAAAGCTCGTTCATAAGCCAGCGATGACAAACCGCGGTGAGTTTATTGGTGCTTATGCGGTTGCGCATTTCAAAGACGGCGGCTATCAATTCGAATTCATGCCTAAAGAGGAGATTGAGAAACGTCGCAAGCGCTCTAGAGCTGCCAATAACGGCCCATGGGTCACGGACTATGAGGAAATGGCGAAAAAGACTGTCATCCGGCATATGTGGAAGTACCTGCCAATTTCGATTGAGATTCAGCAAGCTGTTGTTCAAGACGAGACAGTGAAGAAGGACATCACAGCTGATCCGGAACCAGTTGACTACATTGAAGCCGAGGCATACGAGGTGATCGATCTGCAGCTGCGAGAAGAAACGGCTCAACAAGAGGAGATCGTCTTCGATGCTGAATGAGCAGCCACAATACAAAATCCTCCTCCCAAGATGGATTTGGGAGGAGGCCAAAGACAAGGAGCATTTCAAACAGCTGGTACTAGAGTATATGCGGAGATATCCGGAATATACGGTAAAAAGCGTGAAAGACGGGTTTGCGATTTGTGTGAGGAAATAGGAAAGCCGAGGTGATACGATGCCCGAAAGTTTTTACTTCCCTGTTTATACAGGGCTTCTTACCCCCGAACACCGAGAACGGATCGGACCAGCCATTTGGGAGTTCTTATGGCTTATCTCTAAAGTAACCAAGGAAGTGCAGGAAGAAGGCGAAACGTTGGGCATCGTGCTCGGCGGACGGCCAGTAAAATTAGCGGAGATCGCCGATGACTTGGGTTCAAGCGAACGAAGCGTCAGAAGAAATATCACCCGTCTTAAAGAGCAGGGTTATATTGAATCAGTTCGAGCACCATATGGAGAAATTTACAGGGTGAGGAAATCAAAGAAATTCGCTTATCACAACAGACCGGCCAAAAATGGCCTATCTGCAAATGAGAGAGTGGCCACATCCGACCTATCTGGCGACGAGAGAGTGGCCAAAAATGGCCGTTCTGAATCTAGAGAGTGGCCACTTTTGTCACAGAGATCGGCCACATCTGGCCTATCTAATAAAGATATAAAAGATATAAAAAATATAACTGATAGAAAAATAGATGATGATGATATAGGCAACGACCATGCTCAATCATTCCAACTGATTGCTAACAGATACATCCAACGCAGAGGAAAAGGGCTATCGCTTTCTCCTAAAGATGAAGCGGCCATAGAAAAACTCCTGCAAGAGCAGATACCGCTGGATGACATCCTTAAACTGATCGACCAAGTGTTTGACGAGTATGAACCGAAATTCAATGGGGATGAGATCCATTCTTTCGAATACGTGCGCAAAGTGTTGCTAAGCAAATATCACGGGCAAAAAGGAGAGGATACGGATGGCGGGACGATTCACAAGCATCGCCGAGGTGTTAGCCGATCTGCAAAAGAAGGCAGCAAGTCATACGAGCAAATCCTCCGAGAAGCTGAAGCAGCCAGACGAGCGTGGGGATGGAAAGGGTGACTACGAGTGCCCTCGATGCAAAGACACGGAATTCATTTTCTATCGAGACGAGCGTGGTTATGAATTCGCAAAGCCTTGTGAATGCAGAGAACGAAAAGCATGGAAGCGCCGATTCAAGCAGGCACTCATTCCCGATGAATTTGTTCATGCGAATTTCGAGAACTTCAAGCGAGTGACGAAGTATCAGCAATCGATGTATGATGTGACACTTGAATATATGAGTGAGTTCAAGAAGGAAAACGGTGAAAAAGTGATTGCGAAGCACAACCTTGGCTTTATCGCAGTTGTTGGGGAGCAGCGATTACGAGAGCTTCCGGCTGGCAAACGGGCTGAAATGAAACAAATGCACAACAATTTTGGGGTAGGGAAGACGCATTTGCAAATTGCGCTAGCCAAACGGCTGATCAAAGACGGATTCAATGTACTCGTCGTTTCAGATGTCGCATTCATGGACGAGCTGATTCAAGCCAAGATGATGAACGACGAAGGCGAGACGTTGAACCAACTGCTATACGGAGCAATCAACGCGGATGTGCTGGTTTGGGACGACATTGGCAAAGCGAAATGGTCGGAGGCGAAAGAAGCTCTGTACTATCAGATCATTAACGAACGCTACAGAAAACAAAAGCCAATCGTGTTCAACAGCAATGAGGATCGAGGGACATTGAGTGAAAAAATTGGCTATGCAGCTGCCAGTCGGCTGCTCGGGCAATGCGGTCCATATCTCTTGGAAGTAGAAGGCGAAGATTTCCGGCTGAAAGGAGCATAAAACATGTGTGTGAAATGCGACGGAACGGGGCGGCTATACACAAGAGTGATGAACGGGGCATGGTTAGTGGCATCCTGCGACTGCGAATACGCAGAAAAGGCCCGGCGAGAGCACGAACACGAGATGCAGGTGTTTCGCAAGCGATTGGCGGAGGCGTA